AAGAGCTTTTAGTGGGCACTCACAACTTTACAGCATCAAGTGGCAACTCTTTTAAGTTAGCTTTGTATACTAGCTCGGCTACACTAGGAGCAGGAACTACAGCATACGTTACAACTGGTCAAGCAACTGGGACTAACTACACAGCTGGAGGATCAGCATTAACAAACGTAACACCAGTAACTTCTGGTACTACTGCTTTGTGTGATTTTGCAGATTTAACTTTTAGTAACGCAACCGTAACAGCAAGAGGGTGTCTAATATATAACGACACAAATTCTGACAAGGCTGTAGCAGCAATAGATTTTGGCGGCGACAAAACTTCTACAGCTGGAGATTTTACGATTGTTTTTCCAAGTGCTACAGCAACTGGTGCAATCATAAGATTAGCTTAATAGTAGCAATGTTTACATTAAATTATGCCGCTATCAAAACTAAATTTTAAACCTGGAATAAATAAAGAAGAAACCGATTACGCAAATGAAGGCGGTTGGGTTGACGGTGACAAAATAAGGTTTAGAAAAGGCCGTGTAGAAAAAATAGGTGGTTGGGAAAAAATATCATCAAACACTATTATTGGATCTGTAAGAGCATTACATTCTTGGATTTCTTTGGGTGGCAGCAAATACCTTGGTTTAGGAACTACAAACAAATACTATATTGAAGAAGGCGGTGCTTATAACGACATTACGCCTATAAGAACAACTACTACAAACGCAGCAACTTTTGCTGCTACAAATGGATCCTCCACACTAACAGTTACAGATGCTAGTCATGGTGCAGTGTCTGGCGATTTCGTAACTTTTTCAAGCGCTGTCAGTTTAGGCGGAGTTGTTACAGCAACAGTTATAAACCAAGAGTATCAAATAAATTTAGTGACAGGTACAAACACTTATGAGATAACAGCTAAAGACACCAGCGGTTCTACAGTAACAGCAAATTCAAGTGACTCTGGTAATGGCGGATCTGCAACAGACGCAGTTTATCAAATTAATTCTGGACTAGATTTTTATGTACAATCTACAGGTTGGGGTGTTGGCACATGGGGTGCTGGCTCATGGGGATCAGCAACAGCTCTAAGCGAAACAAACCAATTGCGATTGTGGACACATGATAACTATGGTGAGGATTTAATTATTAACCCCAGGGGTGGTGGTATTTACAGATGGGTTGAAAATAACGGTTTAACAACAAGAGCAACAGAACTGGCCACTACAAGCGGTGCTAATTTAGTGCCAACAAAAGGATTACAAGTTGTAACATCTGAAACTGATAGACACTTAATTGTATTAGGTGCTGATCCTATAAACGATGCAGGAACAGCAAGAACAGGTACTTTAGATCCAATGCTTGTTGCATTTAGCGATCAAGAAAATCCATTACAGTTTGAGCCACTAGCAACAAATACAGCTGGCTCACTTAGATTGTCCTCTGGATCATCCATCGTTGGAGGCCTTAAAGCCAGGCAAGAAGTTTTAATATGGACAGATACATCTTTGTATTCAATGAATTTTATTGGTCCACCTTTAACTTTCGCAATTAATTTAATTAATGAGGGCGCTGGTCTTATTGGTCCTAAAGCTATTTGTAATTCACCGAGGGGTGTTTACTACATGTCAAAAAATGGATTTTACTTTTACAACGGATCGGTACAACAAATACCTTGCAGCGTGCAAGATTATATTTTTTCAGATCTTGATGAATCACAAGCCTATAAATGTTTTACGGGCCTCAACGAAGAGTTCTCAGAAGTATGGTTCTTTTATCCCTCGTTGACAGACAATACACGAGAAATATCTAGGTATGCAATTTTCAATTACGAAGAGGGATCCTGGAGCATAGGATCTTTAGAAAGATACAGCTGGCTTGCAGCTGGTGTATTGGATAGGCCTTTAGCAGCTGGCAAGTCTGATTCAGCACAATATATATATGAGCACGAAAAAGGTTTCAATAACGATGAAAGCGCTATGGATGGAGTTTTTGTAGAATCTGCTGATATAGATATTGCAGATGGCGACAGATATGTTTTCTTAAAAAGAATTTTACCAGATATTTTATTTGTAAATGACGCAGGCACAAGCCAAGATCCTGCTATCAATGTAGTAGTTAAAAGAAGAGACTTTAGTAATCAAACCTTATCTACAGATTCAACCACACAAATTACACCTAGTTCTACTTATGGCTCTTTACGATCGCGTGCTAGGCAGTTTGTTTTGCGTTTTGAGTCAGACGATGATAATACCGAAAGCGATAAGAAAAATTACAAGTGGAGGCTTGGTAGTACAAGAGTAGAGATTCAACCATCTGGGCGTAGATAATGAGTAAATTACTTCCAACTCAGTTGCCGCTCGCTGTAGGCGAAAATGTTACAGCCGATACTTTTAATCGCTTAATAAGAATTTTAGAAATTAACCTAGGATCGGTAGATCCAGACGTAATAAAATCATATAACTCCACAGACCTTAGCGAATTGCAATTTGCTACAGGAGCCATTATATTTAACACAACGACAGAGGTTCACCAAGCCTTTGATGGTACAGAGTTTAGAAACTTGTACGAACATCAAACTTACTTGACTGGACTCTCTGCAACAACAAGTATAGGAGCAGTGACAGTAAGTACACCATGATAAGCGAACAACTACAAAATAGAATAGCAATGCTGACTGGCGACATGGCATCACAAGCAAACAAAGGAGCCATATCTGACAGAGAAATGGAAATTTACAATCAAGCAACTGGTGGTATAAATCCTATGGACATGGTTGGTCAAGCTAAAGGAGCCATATCTGACAGAGAAATGAAAATATTTGATAGCACGCAAAACGTATCAGAAGAAGAAGTCGATATGTTCCTAGATGATGCAGCTAAGGACATGACCGAAGAAGAAAAACAAATACTTGAAGATCTATTAGAACGCGGAGCTGCAATACAAGAATCACCTTTAGCAGCTGAGGTACAAGAACTTAAACAATACGGCGAGGGCGGAGATACTGAGCTTGCACATTTACAGCCTGGAGAAATGGTTATACCACCAGAGTTTTTAGAAGATGAACAGTTTGAATCAGCGTTAGCTAAAAAGTTTGACGAATTTGACATAAACCCAGAACAAGCGATAGTAGGTTCGGGTATTGCTAGTTTGAATCCAATTACTGGTTTAGAACAATTTGGGTTCTTCAAAAAAATTGGTAAGTCCCTTAAAAAAGTAGTTAAAAAGATAGCACCTATAGCTGGACCGCTAGCTAACTTTATACCTGGTGTTGGTCCAGTATTAGCTGGAGCAATCGGAGCTGCAACCAATGTAGCAGCAGGTAAAGGACTCAAAGGCGCAGTATCTGGAGCACTCGGCGGTTATGGTGCTGGTAAATTATTCAGTGGCGTGGGCAGTTTAGGTACAGTCGGCGGCAAAACAGTAGGAGCTGGTAACTTTGGTGGCCTTGGTGGATTAGATAAGTTTAGAGCTTTAGGCAGTGGTTTAAAATCTGGCAACTTAGCAAGCACATTCTTCAACCCAGCTACTGGTGATAAAGGTATATTTGGTGGCAGTATTGGTCCAGGAATAAGAAGCGGTTTAGGTAGCTTAACTGGTTTCGGTCAAACACCAGGACAACAAACTTACGATACTGGTGATGTTATTGGTACTTTAGACGGTCAGCCAGTAACGAGAGCTGACTTAGCAAATATGACACCAGATCAAATAGGTGCAATGCAAATGACACAAGCTGCTGTCAACGATAAAACCTTAATGCAAAAACTAAGTGCTATGTTCTTACCACAAGGCGTTGAAGACGCTTTGGGCACAGGCCCAGGTGGTGGTGGCTTCTTCGGCGGAGGCGGAGGCGGAGGTTTCGGTGACGCACTTAAGATGGGCGGCATAGGAGCTTTAGCTGCTGGTTTAGGTAAGTTAGCTTACGAAGACGCTAAAAAACAAACAGGCGTACCTTTAACTCCATTAACAACCATGAGTCCTACAGGCAGATATAATATAGAAGCTGAAATATCCAGAAGAATGGGACAGCAAGCACCAAACCCAGTTGAGTTTGGTTTATTACCCGAAGGGACCATTCCAGAGTTATCTGGTGGCAAACCAAGAGAAATGATGTACGGCGGAGCTGTAGAAGATCTCACAGGCGGTAGGGCCAGAGGTTTAATGTACGGCGGCCCTGTAATGGCTTACGCCGAAGGCGGAGCAGTGCAAATGCAAGAAGGTGGTGAAATGGATCCGAGCATGTTTCCTAGAATGGACGGTGATATAAACGGTCCAGGCACAGAAACCAGTGACGATATACCAGCTATGTTAAGCGATGGTGAATTTGTTATGACAGGACAAGCTGTAAGAGGCGCAGGAACTTATGAAATGAAGTCTGAGCCTGGTGGTATCATAAGTCTGGTTCCGTCTTTAGAAGA